CTCGGCCTCAGCGGGGCCGAGATAGACGCCAAGCCCAAACGAGAGGACGAACGACGTCACCTTCTGCGTCGCCGTCTGCTCGCGCGCCCAGCGCAGCCCGATCAACGACCCCAACGCCGGCGGCAAATAGGGAGCGAGATCGCCATACCAGGCCCAACGGTCGCTCATGGCATCACCAGTCGCGACACAAAAGCCGAGAGCGTCGCACGTTCGATCTTCGAGCAGCTCGGCAGCGGCGCCTTGCACACGGCGAAGGCCGGGCCGTCGACTTTCTGCAGGCCAGGGATATGGTCCTCAATCATGCCAAACCTGGTAGGCTCGGAGGGTTGCAGAAATCGGTTGGGATCGACGGTTGACGGGCCAGTGACCTGCATGGCCTGATCCGGCGTCATGGATATGCAGTTTGGCATGGAATTCACCTCGGACTGGTTCAGTCACAACATCCCGACGTGGGAGAAGCTGTGGCCGATGATGAAGCCCACGCGCGTGCTGGAGATCGGTAGCTATGAAGGCCGTTCCTCCTGTTGGTTCATCGATAAGCTCGCGGGAGTGCCGGGCGCCGAGTTGCACTGTATCGACCCGTGGCTCTACGAGGGCGGCCACGTCGAGCGGCGCTTCCGGGCCAATGTGCAGGCCGCGACTAAGGCCCCCGGCGCGCCGGTGGTCCATGCCTACAAGGAGCGCTCCGATCTGAGGATGGCCCGCATGCTGGTCGAGGGCGGGCGCGACTCGTTCGACCTGGTCTACGTCGACGGCGCGCACGAAGCTCACGAAGTGCTGAGCGATGTCGTGCTGGCGTTCAAGCTGGTCCGCGTCGGCGGCTTCATGATCCTCGACGACTACTGGTGGACGCCGCCCGAGAAACGGAATGTCCTTGAAAGCCCGAAGGCCGCGCTTGACGCCTTCACCACGATCTATTTCGATCGCCTGCGCGCAATCGACGGCCAGCCGATGTACCAGCTCTATTTGCAGAAGGTTCGCGGGCTCGACCATCAGTAGTCCGTTGGATCAAGGCCGTGCATGAGAGCGGCCACAAGCGCATCCCAAGCAGCCATGTTGGTGCTAGTGATTGCGGAACCGGCGTACTGCGCGCCGATCGTATCCGAGCTATAGCCTTGGATGGTCCCGGCATTGTTGTAGGCGAGGCCGTACATGTTCTGCGCCGATACGGCTGCGCTGCCGTGAGACGAAGTGCCCTTGGAGACGCCGTTATAGTAAAGCGCGGCACCTGAGGCTCCGGCCGCAGTTCTCTCGGCATGCCACCGTCCGCCCTGCCGCGTGACCGCAATGCTGTCATTCAACGCGCTGGCGTCGTTGACCGCGAAACTCATATGGGACGCATCAACCGGGCCGATGACGGTATTGTTCGTTCCCGCCGTCTGGTTTCCGAATAGAGTGCCGCCCGTCACGGCCAGCATGACGCCGCCAATACACATATTGTTGGTGCCGCTGTTCGGTCCGGCGGCTGGCGCCCATCCCCAATTGAGTGCCGCCGAGACGCCATCTCCCTGATATCCTGGCCCGAAGGAGCTCCAAGTCGGTGTGCTCACCTCCGTCAGGCTGTTGCGTGTCGCCAAGCACAATCGGGAAGATGCTCTCGTCCCCATGCCAGCATGGACGAACAGCCGATCGAACTTCTGGTTGAGCGTCGAAATGCCAAACAGGCTCTTGACGCCTACCGCGAACGTCTGCAGCGCGGCCAATCCGGGCGATGACGTGCTGCCGCCGGCGTTCACCCACGCGACGACATCGCTGTCGGTGGGCGCATAGGCACCCTGTGACGCCGCAACGTTGCCCGTTCTCAGTTGGGGTAGGAAGATCGCCATCTCGGTTCCTTCAAGTCAGCTGGCCACAGGCGACGATCGACACGCTGGCGCCGGTCGTGACCTTCCAGGGCCCGCTCGTGCTCTTGGCGCCGATCGCCACGGTGAACGGCACCAGCGCGGTCAGCGAGTTCGTGCCGCCGGCAAAGACCGTGATCGCCGAGCCGACGCCGTCGGTGATGCTCACCGCGCCCGGGCTCACGCTCGCCGGCACGACGGTGATATGGCTGAGATAGTCGCCCGCGGCGCCACCGCCGGGCCCGAGCGCGGCATTGCTCTGCGAGGCCGCGACAGCCTGGTACTGCGTCGAGTTGGCGAAGATCGGATAGTCGGAAGTCGTCATGGTCTGCTCCTTGTTCAGCCGTTGCGGCCACGCCGGTCGATCCAGCCGCTCGTGGCGGCATAGACGGCGAGACTTGTGGTGGTGCTACTGCGCTGGCGAATGCGTGCGCTGGTGTCGGTCCGGATGGCGGCGCTGAAGGCGACGTAACCCGAGTTGCCGGCGATGAAGCTGGCAGCGCCCGGCACCGTCGGCACCGTGTCCGCCGCGTCTGGTGCGGAAAACAGCACGGCATTGCCGCCGGCCTGGCCGGTGGCGACGCCCTGGATCAGGGCATTGACCTTGACGCCCGTCGGCACGGTGAGCGTGGCAAGCGATGCCGTCGTGCCGGGCGCGCTGCCGTTCATGTCGAGCGTGGGCGTCGCCCACAGGAACTCGTCCCCATTCTGGCTGAAGGCGATGATGTGCGAGGAGGCGTCGGTCCTGAAGCTGCCGATGCGGCGGAACGCGCCGGTGCCGGCGGGCTTGTTGGCCGCGGTCGGCGAGGCGTCGAAGAAGACGTCGGGGGTGGCATTCACCAGCGCGGCGAAAACGTGATACCATGTCGAGGCCGCGAGGCTCACCCCCGGTGCCAGGCCGCCATTGCCCGAGCCTGCCGTCCAGCTCGCGCCGGTCGATTTGGTGAAGGCGCCGAGCTGGATCATGACGCTATTGGTGCTGTCGGCACAGGCACCCGACGCAATGTCGATGACGCCGTTGGGCGAGCCGACATCGTTGGCCAGTGCCAGTCCCGAGAGATGGTTGCCGATCACGACGCCGCCAATCTGCGCTTGCACGGTCGACGCCACGAAATTGGTGGACGCCGCATCGGTGCCCGAATCGCCCAGGCTGCGGGTCGGCACCTTGACGCGCCCGGTACTGAAATCATTGGTGCCGGAGAAGGTGTTGTTGCCCGACGCCGTGTTGTTGCCGGCGAGGAAGAAGGCGCCGAGCGCGGAGCAGGCGGCGGCGGCCGAGCTCGCCGCGTTGAGGAAGTTGGCGGCGAGCCAGGCACTGACCGACAGCACCGTAGTGTTGAGCGTCACGGCCTGCGGCTGGCCGCTGGCGTCGAAGCCCAGCACCGTGTTCTTGCGCAGCGCGACCGCCGGCAGCGGGTTGAGTGCCGCGCCGTCGGTCGGCGAGATCTGCACGCAGCGTCCGCTCTGGTCGATGAAGCCCTGCACGATGGTGACCACGCGGTCGAGCGCCCGCTCGATCACCTGCGGCCAGAAGGCGCCCTGGTTGGAGAGCGTGGTCGGCTGCGTGCCTGCCACGACGCGCTGGATGGTGAGCGTGGTGCCGAGCGCGATCGGGCTGCCCGGGTTGTAGGTGATGGTGCCGCCGTTGGGCCAGCCCGGCGCGGGAATGGCAGGCGCCGTGATCTGGTAGCCCGTCGGCGCGGCGCCGGGCGCGATCACGATCTGGTCGCCGGTGGCGTCGGTGTAAGTGACGACCAGGTCCGCCTGATCGCTCACATAGAAGGCGAAGCCGAACGACGACGTGGTGCCGTCACCGCCATAGACAACGCGGGAAGTAGTACTCGAAATGGTCATACGCTACGCGACCTCTCACACCTGTTATAAATCAGCTGCTGCCGATTCTCCAAATTCGGTCGTTAGAACTCTCTCACCGTCCACAACCGTCCCCTCGGAGGGGACGGTTAAAGTGCCGATGGCATCGGCATCGAAAGCGATTCCGTCCGCGTTTCCGGGAGAGACACACTTCCCGACACAATTCTCTCCATCGTTCCAAATCGTCCGCGATCGTCCGCGACCGCAGGTGGCTCCGATGGCGATGGAATCGGGCTTTTCGTCGTCACCGTTCGCATTCCCGGGACTCCCCCCTCCCCGATGCGATTCCGCATCTGCGGCCACACGCTATGCTCCCTGCTCATGGCAACGGGCTCACGTTTCCAGGTTGCGACCACTGGTAGTTGGCGGGCGTGTCGGTATCGGGGTGACGCCTGAGATACGTCGCCCATCCATCGGCGAGACTCGAGGCACCGCCGAGCAGCGACGAGCCGATGCCGAACGGCAGATTCGCCATCGTGTTCGCGGCATTGGCCGAATAGAGGTTGGACTGACCGTCCGCGCTCCCGGCTTGCAGCTGATAGCCATAGGCCTGCTGCGCCGCGTTGCTGCGAATCGTCTGCGCATCGGTCTCGCCGGCGCGCGCGGTGTCGCCCAGGAGATCCAGGTTGGAGCCGGTGTTCACATCGCCGCCTTGCGCGGCCAGCGACGCGCGCTGGCTGCCCAGCAGCTGCGCGGTCTTGAGACGCTGGCGGTCCTCCTGCACCTGGCCCTGCTGGACCGCCAGGGTCGCGTTGCGATCGGCGGCGATCTGGCTGTTTCGCGCCACCTGGGCCATGTAGTTGGCCTGCGCGGCGTCGGCCTGAGCGCGATTGGCCTGACCGATCACCGACATGCCGGTGCCGATGCCCGACAACGCCAGGGCCGCGATCTCGAGCCCGGTGCCGCGGCAGGCACCCGGATGGTCGCGGCGGAATGGATCGCTGTAGCTGCGGCGGAACATCATGCGACTTCTCCAATCGAGGCGCGGCAGAACGGAGCGCCCAGCCGGCCATAGGGTTCCGGCGGGCCGATCGTGAAGCCCAGCCATCTCAGCCAGCGGTGCGCCTCGGCGTATTCGGCGTGGACGTAGTCGACGAGCACCGGCCAGTGCCGGCGCACCTCGGCCAGCCGCGCGCGGCACAGGCGCAGGAAGGCCTTGCGATTGCGATCGACCGGCACCCCCGTGACCAGCCACAGGCTGGCCAAGCGCCCCGTCATCGAGGGCAGCGCGAGGCCCAGGATCGCTGCGACCTCGCCGTCGATGAGATAGGCATCGGTCCAGAGCGATCGGGCCATGCTGCGGGCGAGCGCTTCGTCCTTGGAAAAGCCGAGGGCCGCGATCTCACGCGCATCTCCGGACCTCAATTCAATGGCTTCGGCATGCGCCAGGGTAGCCGATACGATTTCAATCACCGACCGAGACCTCCGGCACCAAGGCGAGGACGGTGACCGGCAGCGGATAGCCCTGGCGCACGAACAACCGGCCGCCGCGGTTCCACTCCGTCGGAACATTGACCTGCCAGTCGCCGTTGAACGGCTGCACTGGCGTGCCGAGCAGCTCGACGCTGCGCTGCTTGACCTCGATCAGCGCCGGCGGCCCGCTGAAGGCGCCCATCGGCGCCTCCTGCTCGATACCCACCGAGATGCCACGGGCATCCTTCACCCGCAGCGTGACCTGCGCGATCTTCTTGGGCTGACCCTGAACGGTGCCGTTCTGGGTCGGCAGCTCGAGGTCGAGGGTCGCGAGATCGGCGGCATATGGCAGGCCGACGGTGACCTTGCTGTAGCTGCCGTCGAGCGTGATGGTGCCACCGGTCACGATCTGGCTGGGCACGACGGAGCCGTCGCCCAGGATCGCCACCATCTTGCCTTCGAGATGGTCCAGCCCGCTGATGGTCGTGACCGCCGTACCGATGTACTGCAGCCCGCAATCGACGAACCAGGCGTCAGAAATCGTGGCAAACACCCGGTCGACCATGCGCTCGACATAGCGTCTTGCGACGCCATTGATCGTGCGGTTGACGATCAGGTAGGCCGCATCGACGTACCCGCCGGCGCCGTCGGGTTCCGGGATGGTGGCGACGCTCTCGACGATGCCGTCCGTGGTGTGCCGATGCCAGGCATAGACCTCGTGCTCGCGCATGTAGGTGAAGCCCAGCAAGGTGCCGTCGCTGCGGACCGCCCAGATCACCCGGAACGGTTCCTCGGCAAAGGCCCACTCCTGGATTTGGTATTGCGCACCGGTGTCGTAGAGCAGGTGCTGGCTGAGGACGCTCATGTCCGCGGCCTGGTATTGGTCCTGCAGCACGTCGAAGCGGAGCTCGCGCACGCGACTGCCACGCTCCTGCACGAACAGGACGCACTGCCCGGCCTGGATCGGCGGCACATGGCTGCAGCCGTAGGTGCTCTGCGGCAGGGTCACGCAGGAGCCCGGCGTCAGGGCCGACGCGGTTGGACCGGGATAGCAACGCCACTCGGCGCCGGACGTCATCACCAGCATCGAGACGCCGGGCACGAGGTGCCGAATCTCATTCACCTGGCGCGAAGTCAACGATCGCGTGATGGCATCGTCGTCCTTGGTAGGCGAACTCACGCTCATGTTGTTGAAGGCGCCGGTCGCCGAGAACCACAGGGACTGCGGCAACGCGGTGGTGCCGGCGAAGGCCTGGCGCTGCTGGTAGTAGGTCGAGCATTGCGGATAGGTGGTCGGGTCCGGCGTCACGGTCGGCACCAGGACCGCGCCGGTACCAGCAGCATCGGAGATCTGCACGTACGGCGCGACGAAGGACCAATGATAGCCGCTGCCAGGAGCCGAGACCGTAGCGGCCACGATGGCCCCTCCCGACACCGTCAGCGCCAGCGCCGCCGGCGAGCTGAACCCTTCCGGGGCGATGATCACCGCATAGGCGCCCGAATGGTAGCTGGCGCCGCCCGAGAGCACGGTGGCGCTGGCGACATGAAAGTAGATGCCGTCAGGATCGCCGTCCGACGCCCAGTTGATCTGGATCACCGCACCGCTGCCGCCCCCGTCGGAGACCTGCAGCATCGTGTTTGGGCTATAGGCCTGGCCCTGCGTGTTGACGTCGACCGAGGTGATCACGCCGCCGGTGACGTGCGCGGTGAAGGTGGCGCCCGACCCCGACTGGTCGACCGTATGGACCGTCGGCGCGCTGTAGCCGGAGCCGCCGTTCTGCACAGCTACAGCGGTAACCTTGCCGTTGCCGAACGGATTGCGCTGCTGCGGCGGCGTGTTGCCGACATCGGGGTCGAGGTTGGCATCGGTCCAGCTGTTGGTCTGGACCTGGGCGACGAAGCCGAAGATCGAGCCCTTTTGCTTGTAGACGTTGTAGTTGGTGCAGCCCAGCACCGCCGTCCACGAGAAGGACTGCCCGTTGCCGGCGCTGGCCGACGGCAGGCTCTCCTCGCCGTTGGCATCGTTGATCGCGGTGACGACGATGGTGGAACCGGTGCCGCCGGTCACCGCCAGGTTGGTCGGCGCCGGCGTCACCGGTGCGAAGGTGATCGAGGTGAGCTGCCAGGCGCTGTGATTGCTGCGAGTCAGCTGCCGCGGCGCATACTTGGGGTGCGTGAGCGTCATGGTGTCGGCGCTCTGCACGTATTTGAGCGTCGGGAGATCGGCCGCGGCATACGGAGTCGCCAGCGTGTAGGGCACGCCCGAGCCCAGGCTGGTCTCGACGAAGCCCCAGCTCGTGCCGTTGAACATCACCACCTGCATGGTGAAGTTGCCGAACACCAGCACATAGTTCTGGCCGCCCGGACTGGCGCGAAACCTGAAATCGATCAGCCGATGGTGGATCGTGCTGTCGTCGACCTCGCCGATGAAGCGTGTCCCCGGGCGGTTGCTGGCGCCACCATGCGGATGCACGAAGAAATTGAGCATCGTTCGAGCGCCGATATGGAACTTGGCCAGGTCGACGCGTCCGTACAGGAACGGCGAGAGTTCGCCCGCGGCGAAGCTCGGCAGGATCAGCGCCGTCGTCATGGCGTGGCCTGCCCGATCTCGAGCGTGCCGTCGTCGTAGCCTCGCGCGGTCAGGCTTTCCGGCAGGTACAGCCGATTGAAGCCCGATCCCTCATTGGCCATTTCAGCGGCGGCATCGCGGAGCGCGGCCTGCCGCAGCTGCGCGAGCCTCGCCAGCCGATCCTCCTTGCCGGTAAGCTCGACGCAAACCCGCATGGCAAGGTCGAAGGCGAACGCATCGGCAAAGCCAGGGTCCCAACGGGTCGTGTCCTCCACCCGCGCGGTATAGATCGCGCTGACTGGGCTGGCATTGGTCAGAATCACGTTGATGAAGGCGCCGGTGCTATCCTTGTCGGCCGCCACCTCGCAGAAGGCCTCCGGCAGCACGAGCAGCGGCGTATCGTTCAACCGTCGCAGGCGCAGGCAGTCGATCGGCAGCGCATACTTGTAGGCCCAGCGGGCCGGGGGATTCTGCAAGGCGGCAAGACCGGCAGTGATCCGCGCGAAGTTCCAATCGAAGGCGCGAAGCAGGCTGTCGCGCGCCAGCGCAAAGTGGGTCAGGCAGGCGCTGGCTTCAGCCGACCCCTCATCGATGCTCGCGATCTTGCTGCGAGTGCCACAGTGAGAGATGGCGGCGTTGCAAATGTCGGTGACAGTGGCCATACGCTACTCCGGCCGAAGAAAGAGGAAGGAGGAGGACAAGCCTGGTGGCGAGCCCTCCTCCGTGACGATCATCTCGCCTCAGGCCACATAGGCGCGGGCGTAGGCCGGCTGCTGGTCCAACGAAGGCACCAGGGCACCCCTCAAGGCGCCGGCGGTCATGGCGGCCGTGCCGATCACGTAGTTGAGCCGGATGAAGCGCAGCGTGCCTCCCGGCAACTCACCGGGCAGGAACTTGTAGCCCTGAACCAGCGAGGCGACCGGAATGAGGTCGGATTGCGCCAGGGTCGACCAGGCGCCGGGTGCGCCCGATCCATTGTCCGGCGCGGTCTGGAACTGTACCTGCAAGGTCGCGCCGCCGCCCGAGGTGAAGGCGGTGGTGACCTCACAGAGCAGCATCAGCTGATCGGTCACGGCACCACCGATGTCCCGGGCGATGCCGAGATCGATGATGTTGGTCGACGCCGTCGAGCCGATGGTGGTCGGGCTGTCGCCGGTGTCGTTGGAAAACTGGTTCTGCTTGTCGATAAGCATTGGTGATTCTCCGAATATTTTGGGCTGGGGTCAGACGACCCTCGGCTCCGCGTTGGTGATCTGGTCGCAGATGTGGATCGGGATGCCGCGGAACGCCGTGTAGGGCTTCGAATCGCGGGTCTCGAGCGTCAGGAAGTTGTTGGTCTTCGCCATCGCCTGCAGATCGAAGGCC